CTTCGTCGGGTCAAGCGTGGCGCGGCCGGGACCGATCCATCGGCAGCGGGTCCATGCCGCCCGGCTCGAGTAGAAGCCCGGCGCCTCGATCTTCCCGGCGTTTACCGCTTCCTCGAGCCAGAGCGCGTACCACGGATCCATCCAGGTCGTCGTGAGCCAGTCGCGACGCCGCATGAACGACCGCCACGCCTCGGCGAGCGCGGCCCGCGCCGTGACGTAGTTCAGGCGGGACCAGTCCTTTACCAGAAGCTCGTACGGGAGGTCCCATGCGAGCGCGATCCCGCGAAGGCCCGCGACCATGAACGAATCGAATGCGGTCGCCGGTCGCGCCGGGAGGAACGCGTCGATCCGGTCGCCCGGGAAGAGCGTCGCGATCGTCCCCGAGTCGAGCTTGACCGCATGCTCATCGCGCGCCTTTAGGTAGGAGTCGCGATCCTTCGCGAACCAGTCGGAAACCTCTTCCGGCGTAACCGGGGTGGTTACAAAGGCCGCGATTAGCGAGTTCACCAGCGCGGCTTGTAGCTCCGCCTGTTCGTAGCGGTCCAGATTCTTGAACTTCGGGAGGACGGCCGCGAGCAGCGGCTTCCCGCGCGACTGGCCCGACCGCTCCGAGTCGAAGACGTGCAGAACGCGGAGGCGCCCGAAAGGCGTCTTTCGCGGGATCCGCTCCCACCTTCCGAACCCGTCCCCGAACGCGAGCATCGCGTCGCCGGGATGCGTGGTGCGGAAGTGGTAGGCGATCGGCGCCCCGTACGCGTCGAATTCGATTCCGCCGTGAAACGCGAGCCGCTCCGTCTCCCCCGCCGGATTCGAGAGCCGGTCGCTCTCGACCGTCTGCATCTTCGTCGACCAGTCGTCGCGATCGGGAATCCAGAGCGGGAGGCCGATCGCCTCTCCGTTGCCCATCGCGGCGCGAAGCGTCAACGCCGTCAGCTGGTCGCCCGTTAGCGTGTCCGCCGCGTGGCAGGCGGTCGTCCAGTAGTAGGAGTCCCAGAGCGCCCGCGTCTTCCGCGCCCACTCGTCGGCCCAGTCCCTCGTCTTCCCGAGCGCAACGAAGTCCGGCCGGGGAATGAGTCGCAGCCCGCTCCCGAGGACATTGTCGAGGACCGTCCGCGATCCGGAGGCCGCGTATCCGGAGTTCCGGTCGAGGTCCCGCGATCGCCCGACGAGTTCCGGGAGATCCCGAAGGATATCCGCGTCCGCCGATCGGCGCGTCGGGCGCCATGCCGCGACGTCTCGAGCGATCGTCGACGCGCCGTGGTGCGACGCCCCGTCGGACGCCGACGCGATCGCTCTCGGAGCGCTCTCGAGGGCGAGGGAGGCTTGCCGCGCGCGCCGGGCCATGTCAGTTCGTCGGGATGACGCCGATCATCCGCCGGGCGCGCCGGTAGCAACCGTCGCAACGGGCGACGATCGCCTTCAGGTGTCCGACGTAGCTCGCGAGGCGGTCGACGGAGGTCGCGGCGTAGGCGACCTGCTTCTCGCCCATCCGGACGTTCACCTCGAGCGCCCCGGTCTGGAGCTTGTGGAGCGCCTCTTCGGCCTCCGGCAGTCGGGTCCGGGCGGATTCGCACTCGGCCGCGGTCGGTTGCGCCATCCTCTCCTCTCGTCAGGTCGGTTTCACGCGCGGGATCATCCCGCGGACGTCGTCCATCATCGCGCGACCGGGCGCCGGGTCGGGCGCCGTCGGTCCTTCGTCCTTCCGCTCCTTCGGTTCGTAGAGCGCCTCGAGGCGCGCCCAGTCGGCCTCGGAATAGCGGTCGATGCCGACCGCGTGATGGAGAGCCGCCGCCCGCGCGCCGACGAACGTGTCCAGCGCTTCGTTCCGCTCGTACTGGAGCACCCATCCGTCCTTTGGATCGAACTTTTCGGCCGCGAGCTGCCGGAAGTATTCGTCCGGAAGCGCCGCCGAAAATCGGATGTGCCGCTTCGACGGCGGGACGACCTCTCCGTCGTCGCCGACGTCCGCCCGGATCTGCTCGAAGAGCCATTCCTTGATCCGCGAGACGCCGAGGAGGTATAGCTCCGCGCCGCGCCGGTCCGGCTGCACTCGCCTGCCCCGCCGCTTCGCGTCCGGATACGACGGCCGCCCGATCGGGTCCTTCGTAGCGACATGCGACCCGCGCGACGCGTAGACCCCGCGCGCTCGCCGCGGCCGCGTGAATTTCAGGACGGCCGTCGGGAGGTAGCCCGCATCGACGAGCGAGGCCGAGAGCCGCATCGGAACGCCGCGCGCGCTCGTCAGCGGTCGCTCGAGGTAGGCGTCGAGCGCGTCCCAGACCTCGTCGCGCGTCGGGTCGCCGACGTGGATCTGGTAGTCGACCACCGTCGCCTGCTCGCCCCGCCCCCATCCGACGATCTGCGTCTCGAGCCGGTCCGCCTGCACGTCCGTGTGAGACGTCAAGACGAGCACGCCGGGCGGGATCTCGCGGAGCTTGTACGGCTCCGCCCGCCGCTTGAGCGCTTCCCACTCGAGCGTCTTCCGCTCGCCCTTCCAAACGAGGCCCAGCCGTGTGTTGTAGAAGACCTGCTGCCGAGTCGCGCTCCCGCGCGCCGCCTCCCACGCCGCCGCGTGCTCCGCCCAGGTGTCGCCGAGGCCAACAGGCGTATATAGGCCGTTGATATGGAAGCCGATATGCTCGGTCTCCAGCTCCCGGACCTCGTGCCGCCACTCGCCGCGGGCGAGCATCTCGCCCTTCGCCGACTCGTCGACGAGCGCGCCGCAAGCCGCGCAGGCGTAGCGCGCATCCTTCGGTCGCCCCGCCGGATAGTTGATCCGGTCCCAGACGAGGGTCTGGAACTCGCCGCAATCCGGGCAGGGAACCCAGAACCGGCCCCGCGACGAGACCCGATAGTCCGCGTCGATCTGCGACGACTCGTCGGTCGGCGACGAGATCTCGAAGACCTTACTCCGACCCGCGAACGTCGCGACGCGTCGCTTCGCGACCTCCGTTACCGCGCCTTCGCCCTCGAGCGCTCGCGGCATCCGATCGACCTCGTCGAGCAGGAGGTATGCGATCGGGACGGACGAGAGGTCCGCCGGGACGTTCGCGCTTCCGAGATAGAGCACGCCGCCGGGGAAGTGCAGCTCCGTCAGCGTGTTGCTCGACCGCGAGTGCCGTCCGAGCGGCAGTAGCCGCGAGAGGACCGGCGCCTCGAGGACCATCGGCCGCAACCGGCCGCGGATCCATCGGAGGCCGAGCTTCTCCGTCGGAAGAAGGACGAGCACCGGGCCGGGCGATTGATGGATGATCGAACCGAGCCAGTTCAGCCCGCATTCGCTCCCGCCGACCTGCGACGACTTCGCGAAGGTCACCTGCTTCGCCGGATGCTCCGGCCCGAGCGCGTCCATGATCGCGTTCAGGAACGGGATCCGGGTCGGGTCCCACGGCCCTGGTAGCGCCGACGACTTCGCCGAAAGGCGCCGATACCGCGCCGCCCACGCCGAGACCGAGAGCCGCTCCGGAATCCGGAGCGCGCGCGCCGCCGCCTCGAGCGCCGCGACCCGCGAGCGCTCGTCGAGGCGAAGCACGTTACTGTCGCGTCGCGCCGACCGTATCGGCGAGGCCCGCGATCGCGTCGGCCAGCTCGTTCGAGATCCGTCGCGCCTCGCCCTCGATGATCGGCATCGCGATCCGGACGTCGACCCCGAGCTTCGCGGCGACGGCGGCCCCGATTCGGGCGTGGAGATTCGCGAGTCCCGCCCGGACGATCGCGAAGGCCGCTTCCGTCCCGGCGTCGTAGGCGCCCCGCTCGACGAGTCGGCCGAGTTCCCGCTCGAGCCGCGCCCGTTTGAGTGCCGCGCTCGCCGCCTTGTCTTCCGTCGTCGCGATGACGATCGGTGGCGGAGCGCTCTCCGGCGTCGAGGATCCGGCCGGACCCGTCGCGCCGCCCCCCGCCCGCCCGGCGCCGGACTCGAGATCCGGTCTCCCGTTCTTCGCGCCACGCGCCCGGTCGCGCGTCGCGTCGATCAAGGCGTCCGATCGCGCGACGTCGACCTCGTCGCCGACCATGACGAGCCGCCCGAGGTTCTTCCACTTCGTCACCATCGCCGCCGAGACGCCGCGATGCTTCGCGTAACCGG